CATTCCCATACGCCTATTCTCTGCGCCCCACGGAGAGTGTCAGTCTGAGGTTTTTTATTTGTATACATACTTTACTGAACAACAGGAGCATCCTCATGGAAGTATCACGAAAAGTAACTGAACAAGATCTACAAGAGCGTAGTGACCACGAAGAGAGAGAACTTCATTTATATGCTGATAACCACGCTGATCTACACAGACAGCGTACTTCTATGGTTCACAAGAACCTTCGTAACAAGATGGCTTCTGGCACCTACGACAGCAACAAGGCACACCGTGCCTTCGTACACGTTGCCAAGGATGCTGCTGGACGTTACGACAAGGAACACAATGCAAAGGGTGGCAGGACATTCAACAAAGATCACATTCACAACGTCGCCAAGAAGATGAGAGATCGGTTTGAAGACGAAGCAAAGAATGGTGAGCATGATCACCTCCTACACAAGAAGCATCAGAAGAAGACTAAGAGCGAAGACGTAGAACTAGACAACGATGCAATCCTTGAAACAGTAGAACTCACACAATACGAAGAGATCGCACTACGCATTATCGAAGACAGACAAGTCAGACGATTCGACGACCTTATTGAAGAAGAGATCCTAGAAGAAGGTATTGAAGTAGAACTAGACGAAGATGCCGTAATCGAGAAGATGATTGAAGCAGGATACAGTGACGAAGAAATCGCAGAAGCAATCGAAGAACTACAAATAACTGAAGAGTGAGAAACGAAAAATAGAATACATGTTGTGAATGCGGGAGGGCTTCGGCCCTCCCAATTTCATATATAAATATAGTAACAAGGAGAAAGTTATGCAACCAGGCCCATTTAACAACAGAGACAGCAGACTTTATAACGATATCGAAAAGATGCTCGGCGAACTCAAGATGCCCAAGAGTCCAAATAATAAGAAGATTAAGAGTAACGAAGAAGTCGAGCATGTCGAAGAGGCAGTCAGCACCACTCTCAAGTTCAAGAAGGATACAGTCGCCAAAAAGGCTGGTGGTAAGAAGGTGTCTGGTGGTTACAAGTTTGAGTTCAAAAACGACAACGAAATGATGAAGTTTATGGACAAGCACGCCGATAGTATCGCAGAAGATACCGAGGTCGAAGAAGGCAAGTTAGTCGATCGTATTATGCGAAAGCGTAAGCAAATGAAAAACAAGGGGACTATCCCCGGATCGGATGGTTATTGAAATGGATATGAGGAACTTCTTTGGTTGGGTTCAAGGAGTTAGGTCAAATGGGGCAGGCAAAGACAACTATCAGGCTGCCCAAAACATGACTGGTGAGATGTCAAATAAAGGTTGGAGGCCCGAGGCTAAAAGCGTCGAAGACGTATACAAAAATATGCAGGGTTTAGGTAAACCAGTTGACAAATCTACAGAATAAGGTATAATATTTACATGATGTATCAAGGTAACTTTACGCACGATATCGTGGAGGACATCGAGCCTCTTTCGACATCGCAAGATGAAACAGGTCGGTTCTACAATACGCCACATGGCAAAATGGCAAGTGTGACGACCGTAACAGGCTGGGAAAAGCAGAAGTTCTTCGCAAAGTGGAGACGGGAAAACCCCGAAGAGTCTAAGCGTGTGTGTTCACGCGGCAACTATCTCCACGATGCGATTGAACAGTATCTTCTCAACAACGAGGTGTCAGAGGATCAACTGCCAGGTGGCAGTAAATATCTCTTTGCACAGATGAAAGAAAGTCTAGACAAGATCAACAACGTTCGTGCCTTGGAGGCTCCTCTATGGAGTCAGGCTACGTCTCTCGCTGGTCGGGTTGACTGTGTTGCTGACTACGAAGGTGAACTATCGATTATCGACTTCAAGGGTTCAACCCGCAAGAAGAGAATCCGAGACATCGACAACTACTTCATGCAGGCTACTGCTTATGCGATCGCATGGCAGGAGCGAGTGGGACAGCCAGTGAATCAGATTGTGATTCTCATTGCTTCGGAGGAGGGAACCAATCAGGTTTTCAAATCTACTCCACAACTACATACAAAGCCTCTATTACAGGCGATTAAGAAGTATAATCAACACTTCGCTCAACAACAGGGTCAACTATGGTAAACTTCACTTCCTTTCTCAATGAGGGTAAGAACACACACCTTACTCACGCAGCCGATCTAGTCTTCGAGGGTTATGCGAGAACTAATCTGGCTGTGAACTTCATTGAGAGCGTGGCTACCATGCTGGAAGGAAACTCCAAGTCTAAACTCAACGTCACACGCAAGTGGGACGGCGCACCCGCAGTGTTCGTGGGGATCAACCCAGAGAACGACAAGTTCTTCGTAGGAACCAAGAGTGTCTTCAACAAAGGCACACCCAAGATCAACTATACGAACGCAGATATCACCCGCAACCACGGACACGCTCCTGGCCTCGTAGAGAAACTTAAGGTTGCTCTCAAGGATCTCAAGAGCGTCGTGGTGGGTGGTATCTATCAGGGTGACATGCTCTTCACCAAGAGCGACCTAGAGAAACGAGAGATTAATGGTGAGTCGTTCATTGCGTTCACACCAAACACGATCACCTATGCTATCCCATCCGACTCTGATATGGCAAAGAAAATTGCTAGATCCAGCATGGGTATCGCATTCCACACCAAGTATACTGGTAAGGACATGGCGAGCATGAAGTCATCGTTCAATGTTACCAAGAAGAGTTTCAAGAAGAGCAGCAAGGTTCTCGTCGAAGATGCCACATACTTTGATCAGAGTGGTAGAGTCACGTTCACTGCTGGTGAGATGAAGGTTGTGACCCGAGAGGTTACCAAAGCACGACAACTCGCAGACGCTAATAAGACTGGACTGAACTGGCTCGCCGGCGAGAACAAGATCGTCGCACTCCTCAACATCTACGCCAACTCTACGGTCAAGGCTGGTGACCTCACCATGCGAACTACAGACTTCGTTGCGATGATCAAAGAGCGATACGAAACAGAAGCAGCGAAACTCAAGCGGGAAGCAAACCAGAAGAACAAGATAGCACAGGGCAAGCAACTAATCGCTACCATCCAACGTAACAAGAAAAGCATGGATGGGATCTTTAAACTACACGCAGTGCTAAATAAGGCAACCCTACTCTTGATTGGTAAACTGGAGGGAATCAAGAGTTATAAAACATTCCTCAAGCGACCAGACGGCTTTGAAGTTACTGGCGAAGAGGGATTTGTAGCGAGTGATCATTTAGGAAATGTAATTAAATTAGTCGATCGTCTTCAGTTCTCTAGAGCAAACATGACGATTGATAAAAACTGGATAAAGGGTAAATAATGAATAAAGAAGATGTTAACCTCGTCAATACCCGCACTTGGGTGCTTTGTAACGACGGCACAAATCCCCGTGGGTTTCGTGAGTTGTTTATGAAAGAACATGGCGGTAGTTTCTATCGCAATGAAAGACAGCAATGGGTGTGGAAAGAAACCGAAGAGAAAGTAAACGAACCAAAGGTGGTTTATGTCGTAGTTGACCCAGAAGGAAATGAAACTATTCCTGAGAATTTTCAGGGATATTGTAGGAAATATAACCTAAATAAGAGTGCGTTGTATGGTGTAGCCAAGGGTGAAAGAAAGCATCATAAGAATTATACTTGTTATCGAAAGGAAGTATGAGATGGAAGCATTACAATCAGCATTAGGAACGGTCTTTTATAGCATTTTGCTATTCGTAGCCGGCGCAGCAGTTGGTGTGCCGCTATGGTCTTGGGTTAGTAGGTATTTCCCTTGGAATAAACCCACTCCCACTAAGATCGACTGATCATAATGATCCGTATTTCTACGGAGGTCGCTCTTAAAATAAACAAAGAGTGCAATATACAGAAGTACGGATCATAGGAGGGGGAATCCCCCTCCTATCTTTTATACATAATAATATGAAAAAAGCAGCATTCACATTCGGACGTATGAACCCACCCCACATCGGTCATGAACTGGTAGTGGAGGCTGTTCGTAAAGCAGGAGGAAGAAATTCTTTCCTGTTTACTTCGCAGTCAACTGATCCGAAAAAGAATCCCCTGAACTACCGCAAGAAGGCAACATACCTTCGCAAGATGTTCGGTAAGAGAATAAAGGTTATTAGTGATGCCAAAATCCGTGACGTTCATGGCGCCCTTGAATACTTGTCAGACAATGGGTTTACACACCTGCGTATGGTTGTCGGATCAGATCAGGTTGAAGGATTCAAAAAGGCTGTTCTACCATATGTTGACGATTATGGTATTGAGTTCTTTGAGGTGGTTTCCGCAGGAACTAGAGATCCCGATGCTAGTGATGTCTCTGGTATGTCCGCCTCTAAACTTCGTAAGATTGTGGCTGCTGGAGACTTCGACGCCTTCCAAGTTGGAATGCCCAAGTCAATCTCCGAAAAAGACCAGAAGAAACTATACAATGACCTCCGCAGTGGTATGGGCTTGAGCGAAGACACAGAGTCATACTGGTTTGACTATGAAGAATTTTCTATCTTCGAGAAGATGTATAGTATAACCGAAGACAAACCGCTGCTAGAACGAGTAATAAAATTCATAGACTAAAAAAATAAACCCCCTCTTGCGAGTGGGGTTTATCTTTTGGGCTGGATTTCAATCTCAATCCGTAACGGCCATCTTTTCAATCTGATAACGAATCCAAGTTAGATCTGTCTTGATACCCGCTAGATCAGTTGCGATGTTTAACCTAATAACATCTGCTTCATCTAATCTTGTATCCAATTCTTTGATGTCCGACTCAATCGCAGAAATTCTAGAAGAATAATTAGCATCTTTGACTGCTACATTCCAAATCAATGTTGCAAATGTAAGTAACCATGCTGTTAATGACCCAATCACTGCCCAACTACTTTTTCGAGCCTCGGTCATTTCAATCCTCCTCATGTGAAAATATTTATAATATCCTATCACTCATGGGTGGGAGAATACCCCCCATTAAAGTATCAAGAACCACTCTATTTATAAAAACCTCGAAAATGTCTACGATATACATACTAAGGTTAATTTAAGGAACAATCCAATGCGATACAAAGAACTGCTTAGCCTATTAGAGAGTGAATACGACGTACAAGTCGGGGGTGCCTCTGGCGTCCTAAGATCTGCACAGAGTGACTTCGGTACATTCCGTGTCGAGAACGCTGCCATGATTACAAGAATAAATGCCTTTATTCACAACTATCTAAAGGAAGCATGTCTCGACCCCAAGCAAACCATTTTCGGTCTTCGTCAGAAGTTGAATCAGGTCGGTCTTGACTTTGATTTCTCAAACAAGAATGCTGTCACTGAGGGTACAATGAACCTCAAGTTGACCCGCTTCGGTGGTATCTTCGGCAAGAGTGACACAACTCCATTCGACGAGTTCGACAACGAAGATGGTCTTGAGAAGTCAATCGGTCATGGACTTACTCTCAACCTAGAGATGACTATCGACGCTGCTGGTCTTTACAAGATGGAAGGTAAGGTTGTTCCCACCATCTCCGAGACTTCAGAAGAGGTTGAGGTAGAAGAAGCCAAAGCAGAAAAGGACTACGACGGCGACGGTAAGGTCGAGTCTGGAACTGACGAGTGGAAGGGTTCTAGGGATAAGGCCATCAAGAAAGCAATGGCATCTAGGAACGAAGAAGTCGAAGAGACCGACGAAGGTGTCATCGATAAGATCAGGAACAAGGTTGATCGGATTCAACAAAGACGCAGCGGTCGTGGTGCAAAAAGAATCGGTGATGTTCAGCGAGCAAGAGAAAAGAAGAACACCACCAGAGGACAAGACTACTACGATAAGGCGATGGACAAGTATGATGCCGATAAACCCGAAAACGCAAACAAGCCTGAAATGAAGAAGTCAGACAAAGCACACGATGTTGCTGACACAGCAGGATCAAGAGCCGTAACTGGCAAGAGAACTAAGTTTGGAAGCAAGCGTTGATAAGGTAAAAACTTTTTAATATTATGAATTTCCCTTTACTTGATGATAATAATTTTATGATGTATGCAATGAAGATGTACGAGAATCCTCAGTGTACGGAACTATCTGAGTTCTATGAGGATCTAAACCGTATCAAGTATATCAAAAGGTTATTGGGTAGATATCATACGAAGGGAAGTCTCAAGGATAGATTGATACTAAATCACATAATCATTCTGGGAAATATTTTCACTCCGACTGGAACTTCTCGAATGCTCTTTCTGAAGGTAGAACCGCATCTACACTCGTACTTGAAAACGTTTCTGGTGTTCCTCAACTATCTACCAAACAGCGTACCAGAAGTTCCGTCTATAGAAAATATCCCTCTTGATGGATTGATCCTAAAGACTCTGAGAGAAAGTTGAAATGAACAGACTAGTAAACGCATTCGTCATCTACCAATTCATTCGCCTCCTAATCAAACCCTTTGATAAAACCGATGCGTTCAAGTTAGGTATCATTGACAAAGATGGTAACTACCTAAAGAAGCAGGGTGATCTGAAGACAGGCGAAGAGAAGAAAGCCAGTAACATCTTCACTCGTCTTGTCTGGAACATCAAAAAAATCTTAATGAAGGTTCCTCTAGTCAGAAGTAAACTTGGTACGTTTGCAACTGCTCTATACCTTATCAGAGAACAAGCCGAATACATCGGCGCCGATGGTGATGTCATCGAAGAAGTTCTAACTGAATACTTCAGATCCACAAACCCTGCGATCGTAGAAGAGATCCTCTCTATGGATTTCAATAACGATAAGTATATCATCGAAGACCTAGAACTAGAGCCAGTTGGTTCGTTCATGGGTGTTCCAATGTATAGACTCAACGAAACTATCGTATCACAGATTGACCTCGATGAGATTGCAATGAACTCTGCTGGTGGAAACATCGGTGGTGCAGAGGCACCTAACCCATCACCCACCATCAAAGGTTATAGTAAGCCTATGATGAAGGGTATCGAGGGTGAGACATATGGCACTGCTCCATCTAAGTCTACTATGATGAGAAGAGACAACCCAAAAATGGTAGGAGAGAGTCGTGATATGTTCTTGGGTAAGCAAGTATTTGAGATGGACAACCAAGACTACTACAACTGTGTCAATGGACGCAAGAAGTATGAGAGATGGTCTAACAAAGTCAACGTAGAAGACATCGAACATGCCGAACTAAAGAGACGTATTCAAAAGTTCGGAGAAGCCATAATCAAGAATAGAATGACTGGTGAAATGTGCGTGTTTAGAAATGTTGATATTCAGGAGGATTGATTATGTTGGAATCCTTTTTAACCACCGAGTTTCTTTCACTCGTTGGCGGCAGTATAGCGGGCTTTATCTTCAAGAGCCTTGCAGAGAAACGCCAAGATGAAAAAGAAAGATTCGAGAGAACAATCCAACTCATCGACAAGAAGAAAGAAGTCGCTGATGCCGCAGTCAAGCGAGTCCCGCTGGAGGCAGGAAAGGTCGTCAGGCGGACTATCGTCTTGTGCATACTATTTGGGACGATCATCGCCCCATTCGTTCTACCTTTCTTTTCCATACCAACAGTAGTTGAACTCGAAGAACAACGCTACGCACCCCTTGACTTCTTTGGACTGTTCGGCAAAAACACCTACATCTCGTTCCAGACGATCAACGGTTATCTGTTCACAACAGAAAACAGGCAGATTCTCGTCACAATCGTTGGTTTTTACTTCGGACAAGCGTCCGCGAGGGTTAGATAGCATTTATTTAGGGGTTAAGTTATGATCAGACGAATGTTACACCATTTTACTATACAAATCGCTCTATGGGGGGTTCTCGTCCCTCTCACGGGATGTGCTGGAGATCAGGTACTTTTGGGTGCAAACGACGACAAATCAAGGGTGCCTGTCCCCGCTCCAGAGGTAATAGAGCAACGAGAGTCATGGTATCCCGTGATCGGCTTCACTAGTTGGGTGCTTTTGATGGCAGGTGCTGCTGGTATCTGGTGGTGG